GTACACAGGATACTTCACTGGCAACTATATTGGTCCAGCGAACTACTCTGGAAACTACTCTGGAACATATGCTGGCAACTTCACAGGCAACTACCTAGGAACTGCTACATATACTGGTACATATACAGGATACTTTACTGGCAATTACACAGGATTCTTTGCAGGAACTGCTACCTATACTGGCATATATACAGGATACTTCACTGGTAACTACACTGGATTCTATGCAGGAACTGCTACCTACACAGGTTTCTATGCAGGTAACTACAGTCAGGGATTCTCAGGAACCTATTCTGGAGCAACCGTTCAGGCGACTAAAGATACTATCTCGACAGTATATTTGTGGGTAAAAACTGCATAAATCTATTGACTTTATGGCAATTATTATATATACTGGTACCATGACTATTATTTCTAATGGAGAATTGAATTGATTAATAATACTACCTCACCTACAGTCTCGCGCAAGATCGAAAACCCTTATTGGGCGAATAAGGAAAGACAGCATATCATTGCTGAGTTTTTCTATCCAGATACCAATAAGCGTGTTACTGCTTCCATTATGAATGATGGAACTAATCGTGATTACGATGAAATCATGCGCAATTTTAGTATCGGACAGATCGATGCCAATACTGAACGACGCATGGAAGACCGCAACAACCAGATCAAGCAGAACCTCGAACGCCAGAAGGTCGATAAGACTCGCATGCAGCAGGAACAATTGTTCGCTGCTAAGTTGGATGCGTTTGAACTCGACGTTGTCAAGAACTCTAAGAATCGCGATCTAAAATCTAAGATTCGTAAGTCCAAGACTTTCATGGAAGTTACTGCATACACAGTCATGCTGTTGATGCAGGAAGAAGCGAATAGTGCCATTGTTCAAGAAGCAGTTGATGCCGAATAATGGATTCCTTTATGTTGCCACTCGCCGTAAAGGTTATTACAGGGCAGCAAGAAACTCGGCAATATCTTTAAAAGATTTTTTCCCTGATGCACATATCACATTCTTTACACACGAAGAATGGGTGCAACCAGACGATTATGAAATCTTTGATAATGTTGTAACTGATGATGTTCCTCGGGACAAACGTGCCAAGTTGTGGGCGCTGGATCAGACTCCATACGATGTAACAGTCTATATGGATTGTGATACTGAGGTCGAACACGAGGACATTCAGAAGATCTTTGATCAGATTCCTGAAGACACTGATATTATCTTTACGGCGAATCGCCCATATAATGCAGCGTTGACTAAGTTATCTGAGACTGAAGAGATGACTGAACATTGTGGCATTTTCGTATACCGCAATAATCCTCAGACTCTAAAGTTAATGCGTGCATGGTATGATGAATACTGGGAGCAGAACAAACCTGATTGGGATAGAAAACATTATCCCGCTGGTGCGCTGGAATGGGACACTTTCACTATGTGGAGGTTGTTGAATCTTTTTGACTTTGGTGTCAAAACTGGGAGATTCCCAGATCCTGACGCACGTTGGAACTTTGTTGTTGGATATAGAGAAGAAGAACTACAAGGGCAACCAAGAGTAATCTATCATTATACAATTCCAACTGGATTTGTGGACTAAAAGGTTTAAACATGCTAACATTTACAAATTCCATCTCTAAAGATCTTACGGATATTTTAGATCCGTTTACCGAATGGTTTTTCGCGCAGAACGATCAACATCTGGTTCTTGGACCAGAAGAGCATCAAAGACAGCGTGCAGGTGGTCTTACATATGAGACTGCTACAGACGAGAAGTAGAAGTTTCATGGTGTACCGACATGGGTTCGGCGCATGGACAACCATGGTTCCCTATCGAATATGGGAGAAGACAACAAGAAACTAACTATGAGTTGATCAACTATCTTGGTGCTAGAAATAACGCTGTTTTTACATATTACCCAGAAAATGCATTTATGGGTTGGCATACAAACTGGAATGCTTCGGGATATAATATTCTTATCACATACAACTCAGAAGAAAATGGCGGTTTCTTCCGTTACTTGGATCCTGTAACAAAAGAAGTTGTTACTATGGTCGATCCAAAAGGATGGTCGTGTAAGGTTGGATACTTCGGTGATCGTAGCGATCCAAATAAAATCGTCTATCACTGCTGCGGTAACACTGCCAAAAGACTAACACTTGGTTACGTAGTTCCGCATCTAGAAATTTGGCGCTCGATGATTGAAGATATTACTGGCGAGGATGCTTCTCACTTTTCTTGAGTTTCTCGCGCTCTTTGTGCTTTGCCAATAGTTCTTCGAGTATAGTCAAACTCTCATGCATCTTTTCGATTTCATCAAGCATCTTTGGAACAGCAACTGATGCTTGATGAATAATTGCTTGCTCATAATTTGTATGAGAAATAGTAGCAAGTTGTATCCTTCTTTTCCTAAAGAAATCTTTAATCTTACTAATTAAAGAAGGTTTTCTTGCCTGCACCATATTCAACTGGTTGCCACCTTTATCCGTTGCCTGTTGCCTCGCCTTTAAAATTTGTTCTTCTCTTGCCTTTTCTGCTGCATCCTTTTCTCTTTGCAGTCTTATATTTTCTTCGCGTAAAGTCTTTAACTCAAGAGAAACTCTAGTTTCTTCTTCTACTTTCTTGCGTTGCAGTTCTTCATATTTTTCTTGTGCAATTCGTTCCCTCTCAAGTTCTTCTTGGGAGGGTTCATTGTTTTCTACCTCGATAATTTCTTCTTTTAGATTGCCATCTATCCACTCTTGTTCCTCAACTTCTTCTGGTACAGGTGGTAGTGATACCAATGGTTCAGGAACATAATCTTGTGGTGGTGGTGCGACTACTCTTGCTTTTCCCATATTACTTCCTTCCAATTACCATGAAACGATCGAAGTTTACTTTACCATCCCACGACCAATATGATTGTTTGATCTGCCCCTGATATTCAACAGAAGTAACACCAACGTTTTCTATGTGTTCCTCGATTGTAGGGACGCAATTAATTCCATACATCTCACGAAATACATTCGAAGACTGGCAAGCAAAGATACAATCTGGATTTGCTGTCGTCATTTTCTTTAGGGGATACATGGTTTCGCAACAGATAGAAATAACCACATCGGTTTCTAGTGCATTGATGTCATGATACGCAAAAGGAATATCCCAATTGATATGATTTAATTCGACACCTTTCTTAGAATAATACTGGTTAAAGACCATGGAAAGTTCTAATGCATCTTTATCGATATCAATTAAATTAATCTTCTTGATATTTAGATTTTCGCAGAGTAAAGGAACAAGAGGAAATCCTAACCAAGAATTTAGAATTGTAATGTCTAACTGCTTTGTCGTATCAATCGTTTTCTGTAATTCTTGCACCAACCAAATAGCAGCATCCATAGTATTTGGATTTAAAGACTTACGAAAATCTTCATGCTTCCACGGCATCTCGTGATTAATTTTATCTAAACCTTCGCCCCAGTAGCGATAGTTATTCAAATAATTATAGTTTAACATCTTGTGGTCTTTCCATTGAATCATATAAGCAAATAAGTGGTTCTTCGCGGATAACTTGTTCTCTCACATCTGTCGGCCAAATGTATCCGTAGTTGTAACTGTATACCCAACCATCAGGGAAATGATTGATTTTTAGTAGACGATCTCTCTGATGACCAAAAAGATTATCAAGACCTCGATAATAATAAAACATCTGATCAGGATAATCTCTAGCGAATTTGGTAATCTTATCGATATCTAATCTGTCGTTCCATCTTAATACACTAGAATTAAGATCCGTATATTTGTATGGAATCTCTTTCGTATCCTCTTTCATTTTATTCATATTGTGCCAGTGAGTGCGAACAAAAGTTAAACCATCTTCTGGATCGTGGTCTACAATACAATCAATATTATTTTGAATGCCAATATCTAAATCGAGTGAAATCAGTTGTTATGTGTTTTTTGCATTGTTCGAGAATGAGATTAACATGTTCGGAACCATATTTGAATCCCCACTTCACTGTGTAAATATTAATCATCAAACATTCCAATGCTCTAATAGATTGGGATCCACTAAGGACTCCTGCTTCACTTTACCTCTGCTATTGTCCTGAAACGGGAGCAGGTCCACGTTAAAGACGCATACAATACAGTCTTTTCTATATTTAGCAACTTCTAAATCACCTTCATACCAGTGGCGACCGCGATTGTATGAATATGCAAATGTGCTTGGGAAGTGTGCCCAGAGTGGAGTGTTGCTAAAGTCTCCCCATCTCCAACTGTGATAGTTGTCTGTTCCATCTGTGAATGTAAACCAAATACGCTCTTGGTGTTCTAGGACATCTTGCCAGATGCACTCTGTCTGATCATCTGACCATACCATACAACTACCATTCGTATATGCACCATGCGCTAACTTAAAGTTACGAGATTTCATGGGACGAGGGTCTTGCCACCATGAGCGCAACTTGGTAGGGTTCTCTAGGTCATAAGTGATGATTGGCGACAAATCATTTTGAATGATAACATCAAGGTCGAAAAAGACAAATCTTCCAGTGGGTTTATCGTCCGCGAAGTTATGTGTATTGAAGATGAACGTCTTTGGCCTGTCCCAACAACGTGCCATGCCGTATTTGAAATCCTCTGAACCGAACCAGTATTTGGGATGAATGTCGGGAATGTCTGGGAAATCGATGACTTTAATTTCATCGTCAAAACCTTCACTGTTGTCTGTATAGCAATAGAAATGGAACTCAAAATTATCAGGGGTGTGCTTCTTTGCCATCCGATAAAGTCGGTTGACAAACTCAGCGGAATACTTTGTTCCCCATTTACAGCAGATGTAATTTACTCTCATTCGCAGTTCCACAATCTAATTATGTTATTGTCTTCACATTCAGATAGTTCTTGTTGTTCTTTTGCTGATGGGTGCGGTACGTTATCTGTATTGAACAAGCAAATCTTAGCATCTGATCGAAACTTAAATCGCTCTACTTCGTCTGGATGATGTTTACCACGGTTCCAAGAATAGATCCATCCACCTGGAATGTCTTTCCAGAAACCCCTCTGTCTCCAGTAATGATAGTTGTCACTTCCCTTGAAGAAAGTTTTAAATATCGATTCCGAATTCTCGATAGCATCTTTGTAAATATGCTCGCATGCTTTACCAGGCCAAAGCATCATGCTGGAGTTATAGAAAGTTCCTCGAATATCAATAAAGAATCTGTCATGTTTCTGCGATTCTGGTTGCCAACGACATTGAATAATTCGAGGTTTTTGTGCAAGTTCCAAAACATCAGTTATATCTTCTTGTATTACAACGTCAAGGTCAAAATAACACCAGTTTCCCTCGTATCCTAACCAGTTATGTGAATTAAATACAGTGAATTTTGCTCGATCGAAACAAAAGGTTTCTTTACCAAACCAATATTTGGGATGTAAGATACCATCATCAGGGATCGGTGCAGTGTCGCACTCAATCCCTTCTGCGTCATCGGTATAACATGTGAAAGTATATGACGCAGGATTGCGAGCATAGTTTTTCTTTACCATATTGTAAAGATTGTTCACATATTTTGCAGGGTATTTGTCACCCCACTTAATGCATACGAAGTTCATCATACTCTTTATCTGCTCCAGGGAACTGATCCAAACCGTTCAATAATGCTATCGTGTAACTTGGGCGATAGTAAAATGATTCGTTGTGGTCGTCAATTCCATAATAATCTGCCCCATAAACAAAGGAATAAATTTCACCCTTTGGAAAGTAATCGAATCTAAAATCTTCATGCCAAAGAAATCTATCATCTCCGAAGTATTTAACCATGAAGTAATCTGGGTCTGTTTGAAAGTGCTTCCAAATATGTTTGGCGGTGTTGCCTCTCCACATCATAACACTTGAGTTGTAATTACTCAAATACCGCATGTCGTGAGTCTCGCCAACATGGTCTGGAAACTCTTTATTCTTCCAGTAAGTATACGCTATTATTGGGTGTTCGTCAAGGTATTTCCACAAATGATCGATATTTTTTTGTATTCTAACATCTAAATCTAGGTAGAGCATATCTCCTAAATTTTGACTGAATAACCAAACTTTATACCAATGTCCCTCTACGTTATCAGGCAACGGCCAAGCAACAACAATAGGATCTAGTCCTGTTGGATCATCAGTGAAACAAACGTAAGTATACTTTCTACCCGTTGCTTCGACGATTCTATTTACGTCTTCAGCAGAGTATTTTGTTCCATATTTAAGTGTTAAAATTGTTTTCACGGGATTCTCTATCTTATAAATAATATAGAATAATTTATAAGGGTTTCTGGGGTTCTTCATGGCAACTATTCAAAATTTGTATATTGATCAGGGAACTACGTTTTCCTTGTCGTTGTTAGTCGATGACCAAAACGGCGACTCTAAAGATCTCACAGATTATACTGTCGCAGCACAAATGCGAAAGTCTTATTACTCAACAACTGCTATAAATTTCGACGCAGAAATATCTTTACCATTAGATGGTGAAATTACCATTTCGTTGACTGCTACGAATTCCTCAGCAATAAAAGCAGGTAGATATGTGTATGATGTCGAAATTGCAAACGATGAAGAAACTCTAAGAGTTCTAGAAGGAATCGTTGTAATCAATCCGGAGGTGACCAAATAATGGCATTAAAAGTTACTGTCCCAATTTCAAATAACATAAATACAAGTGTAGTAAGCAGAAGAGCAACAACAAAAGTCGAAACTCTCGCTGATGTAGATGCTACTGGACTGCAAGACGGTTACACATTGATATATAATTCTATTACGCAAAAATGGGAGGCAGCAAATCCTTCTTCAGAAGTTATATTAGACAACATTGATGGTGGAACGTACTAGTAAAATAAATAAACCCAAAAAAGGAAATGGTAAATGTCAACAATTATTCAAATTAAAAGAAGTTCAGGGGCGACTGCTCCAGCAACATCTGCACTTCTCGAAGGGGAAATGGCATACGCACAAGATGCCAGTAATAATGGCGCAGGTGCAAAACTTTACATCGAATCAGTCGAAGGTAGCAGCGAAGCCATTCATGTAATTGGTGGTAAGTATTTCACAGACAAGGTTGATGCTCGTCTTATCGACGCAACATCATCAGTTGGTGGTGGAGCAACTTTCGCTGAAGGAACATCCAATGGTTCTAACAAGATAACTGTTAAAGCACCTAACACTCTTGCTGCTGATTATACTCTTACTCTCCCTGGAAACGATGGTGATGCTGATCAGTATCTCAAAACAGACGGTTCAGGCGTTACTTCATGGGCAGCGATTCCTTCAGGTTCGTTCACTCTTAGCGACAACCAAGGAACACCGAATACTGATACATTCACAACTGGCGGAACTCTGACTTTTGCTGGTTCAGCTGGTGTTAAGACAACGATTTCAGACAACCAAGTTGGTATCGCTCTTGATATTACTGGTGCTACTGCTCTGACAGCACTTGCTGATGCCGACGAATTTATTGTTTATGATGCTTCGGCAACTGCAAACAAGAAGATTACTGCTGAAGATATTGGTGATTACATCTACGCTGGACTTTCAGGCGACATTACAGTAACCGAAGCAGGCGTTGTTACGATTGCTGCTAACTCGGTTGCTCTTGGAACTGACACAACTGGTAACTACGTTGCTACTGTTGCTGGAACTGCAAACCAAGTTTCTGTTTCAGGTTCAGGTTCTGAAGGTGGCGCAGTTACTGTTGCTCTTACAGACGACGTTACTCTTGTCGGTGACCTAACAGTTGGCGGTAACGACATTAAGGCATCTGGTGGAACAACTTCTATCACTCTTTCGGGTGCAGATGTTGCTGTTGCTGGCGACCTGACAGTTACAGGAAACGATATTAAGTCATCTTCTGCTACTGCGCTCTCACTAAGTGGTGCAGATGTTACTGTTGCTGGCGATCTTACCGTAACTGGTAATGACATCAAGGCATCAGGCGGAACTACTGCTCTGACAATGGACGGTGCTAACGTTGCTGTTGCTGGTGACCTAACAGTTACTGGAAATGACATCAAGTCATCGGGTGGAACTACTGCTCTTACACTTTCGGGTGCTAACGTAACAGTTGCTGGAAACCTTACAGTTTCGGGAACAACAACCACTGTTAACTCAACAACTCTAACAGTAACCGATCCTCTCGTATTCGTTGGTAACGACAATAACGCAACCGACGCAGTTGACATCGGTCTGTTTGGTATGTATGACACCAGCGGTGCACAAGACCTTTACTCAGGTATCTTCCGCGATGCTTCGGACGGTAAGTGGAAACTCTTCAAGGATTCACAAGCTGCTCCAACCACAACTGTTAACACAGGCGCAACTGGTTATACTATTGCTACTCTTGTTGCTAACCTCGAAGGTGGAACGATTTCGTCGCTTGCTTCAGCAATCAGCGTTCCAAACGGTGGTACTGGTGTAACAACTCTAACTGCTAACGGTGTTCTATTTGGTAGCGGAACTTCTGCTATCCAAGCAACATCAGTTGGAACTGCTGGGCAGGTTCTAAAATCTGGTGGGTCAGGTGTTGCTCCTTCGTTCGGTAATATCGACGGTGGAA